GAGTATCACCTACTTTTTATATTTTTTGGGAGTGTATTTCTCCTTATTTATAATTTTAAGACGTCGAAGCGCAATTTCTAATTCATCTCTAAATAATTCGGCTGCCTCTGGATCGAGTTCTTCTCCATTATAACTTGCTGGGCCAGATTCACCCGTAGAAAGTTTTTCCATGATACTATCAAGATCCTTGGCAATGTCACGTTCATCTCTGGAATTTAGTTCAGATGATTTTTCCTTTTTTTGTTCAGACGTATTTCCTATCAATAAATAAGTAAGGGGAACGCCAAAATAGTCAGCTATTTTTTGTAGCTTATCTGGTTTTGGAGTACTGATACCACGTTTCCAGTCACTTAAGGTTGATTGCGATAC